ATTATATTGAATGAAGGTTCAATTCAGAATATTAACTTCAACAATTATTTAGATAAGGAAGATAAGAAATACAACCAAAAGGTTAAAAGAATTGAACATTTGATTAAGAAATACAAGACCATTTGGGAAATTTCACAAAGAGAATTGATTGATATGGCTGCAGATAGAGCTCCATTTATTGACCAATCACAATCAATGAATATCTATATGGGTAACCCAACTTTATCTAAAGTAACATCGTCACACTTCCACGCTTGGCAAAAAGGATTGAAAACACTTTGTTACTATGTTAGAACTAAAGCAATATCAACTGGTGCAAAACATTTAGCAGTAGATATATCTAAAATAGAAAAACCAAAAGTTACACCAACATTACCACACGTTGAGGTAATAACAAACAAACCAACAGATTCACCTTTTGAATGTTTTGGTTGTTCATCTTAAATAAAGAAATCACGGCTTAATGTCGTGATTTTCTATTTTATGGTATTTATAGAAAAAATATAGGTTATATATTTATTGTTATGGCTGATGGTAAAACATATGGAATAAATTTCCCATTTAGGGACTCATATCAGGGTAATTACTTGTCTCTATCACAAACCAGTGATGAAGAAATTAGAAGTAATTTGGTACATTTATTACTAACGAGAAAGGGTACAAGATATTACTTACCTGATTTTGGTACAAGATTGTATGAGTACATATTCGAACCATTGGATGGACCTACCTTTTCAGACATTGAAGCGGAAATAAGAGATTCTGTGGGTGAATATCTACCGGGTTTAACAATCACAAATATCTCTATAACTGCGGCATCTGATGGTGAGGAAAACAAGGGAACTTTTGTAAATGACGCTGGTGAAAGGGAATTTGTTGTTACAAACATAGGACAATTAGAACATACTGCAAAAATTAAAATAGATTATACAATCACAGATTCGGCATTTAACTCAAGTGATTTTGTAATTATTAACATATAAAAATATGGCTAACAAAAAAATATCATATACAACCAGGGATTTTCAGGCAATTAGAACTGAATTAATAAACTTTACAAGAACTTATTATCCTGAGTTAATTGATAACTTCAATGACGCTTCAGTATTTTCTGCTTTGTTAGATTTGAACGCTGCAGTATCTGATAATTTACAATACAATATTGATAGAAGTATTCAAGAAACAATTCTACAATATGCCCAACAAAGATCCTCAGTTTTCAATATTGCAAGAACTTATGGTCTTAAAGTACCAGGTCAAAGACCTTCAGTAGCTTTAGTTGATTTTAGTATCATAGTTCCGGCTTTTGGTGACAAAGAAGATTTAAGATATTGTGGGATATTAAGAAGAGGTGCTCAAGTTAATGGTGCTGGACAAGTATTTGAAACTGTTTATGATATCGATTTTGCTTCAGCTGTAGGTGGTGATGGATTTCCAAATAGACTTAAAATACCAAATTTTGATAGTAACAACAAACTATTAAATTATACAATAACTAAAAGAGAAACTGTAGTTAATGGTACTACAAAAGTTTTCAAAAGGGTGGTAACACCAAATGATGTAAGACCATTTTTTGAATTATTTTTACCCGAAAGAAATGTTTTGGGTGTAACAAGTGTATTGTTAAAGGATGGTACACAATATGCCAGTGTTCCTTCACCACAAGAATTTCAAGGTTTGGACAATAGATGGTATGAAGTAAAAGCATTAATTGAGGATAGAGTTTTTGTTGAAGACCCCACCAAAGTATCAGATAACCCTGGTATTAAAGTAGGTAGATATATACAAACAAATACTAAATTTATTACCGAATACACACCAGAAGGTTTTCTAAAAATGACCTTTGGTGGTGGAAGTCAATCAGCGGATGAACAATTGGCTGAATTTGCAAGAAATGGATTCAAACTTAATTTATACAAATATTCTGATAACTTAGCATTAGGTAGTACCTTAAAAGCAAACACAACTTTGTTTATACAATATAGAGTTGGTGGTGGTACTGGTAGTAATTTAGGTGTAAACGTTATTAACAACATCGGGACTGTTTCTTTTGCTGTTAATGGGCCTTCTTCAAGTGTAAATACAAGTGTAGTTAATTCTTTATCATGTACTAATGTTACAGCAGCAATTGGTGGTGCTGGAGCCCCAACAACTGAAGAGGTTAGAAACTTAGTCACTTATAACTTTGCAGCACAAAATAGAGCTGTAACAATCAACGACTATGAATCTGTAATCAGAACGATGCCATCACAATTTGGCGCACCTGCTAAAGTTTCTGTTACTGAAGAAAATAACAAACTTAAAATTAAGATGTTGTCCTACGATGATTCAGGTAGGCTAACAGAAATCGTTTCAAATACATTGAAGAGTAATGTCGCTAATTACTTGTCTAATTATAGAATGATTAATGATTATGTCTCAGTTGAAACTGCAAATGTTGTTGATTTAGGATTTAATATTGATGTTGTTTTGGATAATAGTCAAAATCAAGGTGCTTTCGTAACTCAAATAATTGATATAGTATCACAATATATGGACCCAGGTAATAGACAAATGGGTCAAAACGTAAATGTCTCAGAAATAAGAAGATTAGTCCAATCTCAAAATGGTGTACTTTCAGTTTCAGACATTCAAATCTTCAATAAAGTTGGGGGACAATATTCATCATCACAAACTTCACAAAGATATTCGGATTCCACCACTAAACAAATCGAATTGGTTGACGACACTATTTTTGCTGAACCAAGTCAAACTTATCAAGTTAGATTTCCAAACAAAGATATTGTTGTTAGGGTTAAAAATCTCAAAACAGTTAATTTTTCTTGATAATTTATTTATTCTCAACTTCCTTTATCTTTTATTGAAAATAGCAAATAAACTATTTATCTAAAAAGATAATTAATGTCTAACTCATATAGAATAAGAACCCAAGTTGGGGTTGACAAAGCAATTAACGTACATCTCGAACAAGATTTTGAATCCTTAGAAATACTTTCACTTAAGATTTTACAAAGTGAGATTTATACTAGACAATGTGCTGATTATGGTGTTGTAATTGGTAGAATAAGTATAAATAATGGATTTGGTTTACCAAATTGTAAAGTATCTATATTTGTTCCACTTGCAACTGAAGACGAAAACAATCCTATTGTTTCGGCCATTTATCCTTACAAAACTGTTTCAGATATTAATGATGTGGGGTATAGATATAATTTATTACCTTACGTTCAGTCTTATTCTGCGCACGTACCAACTGGTTCTTTCTTCGACAAGGAAGATGTATTAATTAATCAAAGTTTCATAGAAGTATTTGACAAATATTATAAGTTTACTGCTGTTACAAATGAAAGTGGTGACTTTATGATTTTTGGTGTACCTATTGGGGTACAAACAATTCACGTTGATGTTGATTTATCTGACATTGGTGAATTTTCATTAGCGCCACAAGATTTAATAAGAACTGGTTTAGCAACAGAAGCACAAGTTTCAGGTACAAGATTTAAGTCATCAAGTAACTTAAACGAATTACCTCAAATAGTTTCACTTAATAGAACGATAACAATTGAACCATTATGGGGACAACCCGATGTTTGTAATATCGGTATAAACAGAACTGACTTCGACTTATCAGCTGAAGCTAATGTTGTTATTGAACCAACTGCAATCTTTATGGGGTCAATATTTTCTGATGTTGAAAACTTAGCATTGAAAAGAAATTGTAGACCTAAAGTTGCTCAAGGTGAATTATGTAGTTTAGTAACAGGTCCTGGTGAAATATTGGCATTGAGACAAACTATATTCGAGGATGACCAAGGTAGACCCATTTTGGAACAATATGAATTAGAAAGTGGTGGAAAAGTTATTGATGATAATGGTACTTGGTTAGTTGACCTACCTATGAATTTGGATTTTGTAACAACGAACGAATTTGGGGAAAGAGTCTTTTCGAATGACCCTGAAGTTGGCATTCCAACTAGAGGAAAATATAGATTCAAAATTAAATGGAATCAATCACCAAGTTTAGATGAGAATGTCAAAAGGGCGTATTTTTTAGTTCCAAATGTTAGAGAATATGGGTGGTCAAGTACTGGTTTAGCACCAACTAACCCAATTCTCCAAAAAAAATCATATGCCTTCAGTTTAGATTGGGATGACTATGCTGACCCACAAGTTGCAATAAATTGTGAAGATACTTTTTATCAATTTTCATACAATAAAGTATACACAATATCCCAATTGATTGACCAATATAGAAATGGTACTATTGCCAATAGAATTGTGTCAATCAAAAATATTTTGGACAATAGTTGTGAAAGTGAGAATAATAAGTTCCCAACGAATGATGCGTCTTTTAGATGGGATATAATTTTTCTTTTATACACTTTAGCATCATACATTTTTAGACCAATTTTAGTTGCATTAGTACCGGTATTACATGTATTATTTTTCTTAATTATTTTGTTAAGAGTTGCACTAATACCATTATTAATAACTTATTTGTCAGTTTTGTTGTTTATAGCATTACCAATAAAAATATTCGGTGCTGCAGCTGGAGTCGTTAGTGCTGGTATGGTAGCAGGTTTTGTCGCTGAAGGTGTCGGATTGATTGCTGCTATTTTCGCATTGGGTGTTGTACTTAGACAACTTCGTAAATTAAAACTTAGAGGTATAAATTTACCTTTGTTATTATACGATCAATGTGAATTTTGTTCATGTAAGGATTCAGATAATTTAAGTGAGGATGGTGTTAATATACAGACATCATCTACCTCTTTAACACCTCCACCACCACCATTACCAAATGCTTCAGGGATACAAATAACGAACTTTGAAGGTGGTAGTTATAATACGGATAAGATAGAGGATGATATAAACTATAACTACTATAATTTATTATTGAGTGGATATTACGTGAAGTATCCACCAAGAAAACCAACAGGTGTAAGTAAGACACCATATCCCATAAATGGTGTTTATGCTTCACTAACTGATGGTGATATTACTGCAGCAACATATAGAACAAGAAGTATTACAACAGCTGAAAGAATAAATTTATTTAATTTGAAAGCAAAATACTTCGATGAAGCTTTCGATAATCCAAATGGTGGTATTAATCAAGTTTATGTGTCAATTGAACCAACATTGAATGGGGGTGGATATTCTTATAATAACAATCCAACACGTCCATATTTAACACCAGGTAACTATCATACAGATAATGTAGTTGTGTTGATGATGACACCAGATAGTCTAAGTAGTCTTCCTATAGGGACACTTCTATCTTTTGTTAGTCCAAACACAACGAAAGATATAAATTATAGTGGGGGAACATTAAACGAGTTTCAAAATAATGCCATAACTGGTACAAGTTATTTGAATTTAACGAATCCTGGAGCTACTCAAGTTCAAATCAATGTTCCATTTACACTACCTGATGGTAGTTTGAGAACAACTATTTATACCATTCCTCAATCTGATGGAAGTAGTACCGGAAATACCAATTGTCACAAATTCCCAACTGACATTGAATATTTTCAAGTAATTACGGCTATGACGTATTCTGATTTCAGTACTCAAGCAAACTTAGCACAATTTTACGCGGTATTGGGTGGAGTTCCTGTTTTAGGACAAAGTTTGAAAAATAGATTTTTAGACAACGATACTTTCATTAATATAGAAATAGGAGATTTTCTTAATCAAAGAGTTGAAACAATACCTAGTTTACGTTCACTACAAGATTACGAAAAAAATATAATTGTGATTTTACAAAGAGGTGTTGACCCATATACAACGAGGGTAGAGACTAAATTTGATTTAGGAAGAATATTTGGTGTAGCTGACCCAACATTGGTAAGTGTCCAAGGAAAATATCATTTGAACATTCCAGTACAAGGTGGGTTTTTCAATGTCTCACATTCAAATTTAATCTCTGATATAAGTCAATTAGACTCATATAGTAATTCCCAATTATACTACACATCTTATGATTATATACCAGCACCAAATCCTTCACAACAAACATTTAGTGCTTTTACAAGTAATTTACCTCATTACTATTCCTCACTTGACAATTCTAATATTTTAAGTGTAGATTGGACTAATTGCCCACTACCTCAAGTTCCTGAGCCTAGAGGTGGTGCAGGATTTCAGTCTTCTAAGGGGGCTTCAATTGGGTCAGACCAAAATGTAAATCAACATATTATAGAATATAATGTTCTTATTATTCCAAATGTTTATGCTAAACAAAATCTACCAACGAATGTACTGAATAGTAGTTCACAAAACAGAGGTTATTATCCTAATGAAATAGTTGAAGGGGGTAGTTATATGACAATAGGTGGTGATATTGGTCGTATTGGGAGTTTTCAGTTTTTCGGTACTCTTATAATTGATAGTGGTACTGGACAACCACAAACATATGAATCTTCTAGATATGTTTCACCGATGTATTTTTCGGGAATTAATTGGAATTATACTACAACTCAGTTTCAAAGTAGAAAATTAGTTATGAGGTCAGACAGATTACCAACCTCAGATAGACTATTACAAAATTGTGATACTTATTATACTTTGCAACAAAACCAAAATTTAGGAATGTATATAATACCTGATGAGGGGACTTTTGATGTTCCACTAAATGTTGGTGCTACCTTTGGAAGTCAACCTTATGAGGATGATACTGAAATACCTAATTTCACGGCCGAATTACTTAGAAGTACAAATAATTGTTCTGATAGTAGAAACTTAGGTTGTTACGAATTTGATGCTAATCTTACTCTTCGTGATGGAACTAATCCGGGTGGTGGTGATTACATCATTAATTCAGGTAATTGTCAAAAATATTTGGGTAAACAAGTTTTCGAAAATGGATGTTATAAATTAGTGACAACTGTTTTTGGTTCTTTAGTTTACGACCTTGGTTTAGTTACTGAATGGTTATCTAGATTGAATATTACGTTTGGTGCTTGTAGAAATGTATTTTCACACTTATTTACACATAATTGGATAAATGGTACATTATATGCCTTTGCGTTCAAAAATAATAAAACTACAGACATTAGTGGTAACGATATACCTGTTTTTTGTCCAGCTTTGATTTACTATGATTCTGATACTAATAATTTTTACTATCGTAGTAGTCCTTATGGACCTGGTTCATCCCCTAATACCTTTGGATTTTTGGGTAGAACAGCTTCATATTTACCAAATAGAAAGAATCTGTTATTCCCTACAACAATTATGGATTTAGGTCCGAGAAACGACTATTTACAAGAACTTGTCTTTTCCGATGAGTATGATGGATATGTTATGAACAGATTAAGTAGTACTTCTTATCAAGATGTGTCTGAATTACTGAACTTACTAATAATAACAAGATTAGCAAATACAAGTTTTATTGCAATCTTAGTTGGTGCTAATGGTGGGAGTATATTCGAATACTTCACACGTGTTCCTTTATTTAGTGTAAATCAAAGATTAAACGTTGATGCTGATTATGCTCAAATGATATCAATAAATTCTGAGTTGGGGGTAGTACCTTTTGAATCTTCGGCTTACCCAAACACAACCCCACCTCCTGGTGTGCCTGTAGTTATTGATCCAGTTTATTTTAACACTGGTGAATTTGGTGATACTATTTTCGGTATTTTTTATTCTTCAGATACACAAGTTCGAGATTTTATAACACCAAAAAGAACTATTATCAATAACCAAGCTTTGGCAAATGACAATTGTGCATTTAATAATTTTTATTGCTACTCTCAAGAAGTTCCTTTTTATCAATGGGAGATTAAAGACAATGAGAACACACCTAATTTGAATAGTATTTTCGGTTCTCAAAAGAACGATTGGTATTCAAATTCAATAGATAATTCGTTGTTCCATAGTTTCAAATATCAATCTATGGATAGAGCAAACTCTTTATCAAGATATTTCAGAACAAATACAAGTTTGTTTGTTGGTGATAGAAAGGGTTATATATATTCGATAGACACGAGGATAAATCCACCAGCAGGTCCTTATACTTCGCCATTCTATGTTACACCATCACTCAATCCATTGAATAATTCTTGGGACGTTAATAATCCTGACAATAATTTAATTACAGTTGGTGCACCATTTTATTTTTATTTTGGATTGAAAAAAGGTGCGAGTGCTTGGGATAGATTTGCTAAAAAATGGATAAATACTGAAAGAATACAATAATGGGAAACGTAGATAATTTAAGAGTAGTTTTAGGTTCACTTAGGTACAAATCGGCACCTAATACGAATCTATTTTTTCAAGTGCCACTTTTACAAACTCACAAAGAAATGGATGAGTTTGATAGAAGTGTTGACGTTTCATTAGAACAAGTTTTTGATGACGAAAGACAAATATCAGATTTATTTAGACCAACTTGTAAGTTTTCATTGATTTTCAAAAATAGGTTTAGTGGAACAACAAATTATCCACCATTTGAAAACAATTTGTATTATGTAAACGCTGAAGCTGCTGCAGCAACACAGTGTGAATTTGGTTCATCAACTATTTGGTCTGGTTACCCCCAATTTAATGAATTTGATTTTGTCAGAAATGACTATAATATTTCAGGTTACACTATTCCATCAGGTAATACAAGTCCACCAATAGTACATGTGAATTTTGTTTCAAAAAGTGCAAGTTCTTACAATTGGAATTTTTACTTAACTTATGCTTATGATAATGTTGACAGACAATTGGAAGTATTAAATAAAAATAATGTTTTAATATCTTGGTCAGCGTCAACTGGTATTCCATTCACTATTCAAAAAAGAATAGCAAATGGTAAGCCATTGATTACTTTTAATAGTCCAATGAAACATGGATTAAGTGTTGGTGAATACGTTATTTTAAGTTTATCTTATAACAACAATAGTATTTTCCAAGTTTATACTTTGGGTAATGAATTTTTTAATACGGATGAATATTCCTTCAATATTATTGATGTTGGATACACTGGTACAACATTTAATAACGGAGTTAACGGAACATTAAAAAGAGTAATTAATAACAATAATACAGGTGATACTATCTCAAAATATTATATAAGAAGACATCAAATATTAACTAATCCTGAAGATGCTGTTATGGTTAAAGCGGGATTTGAACAAAATATATTTGGGTCTAAAAAGAAATACGAAAGTTCTGGTTTTACACCAAATGGTGTTGCAAGAGTATCAGTTTTAGAAGGGTCTCAAGCCTACACATTATCATTTAATAATGATATAAGAATAAATCCATTACTTGATAATCAAAAAAGACCTTTGACTGAATTATTTTTCACGATTTTATGGAAAGGTTATTTTGGTTGGACTTTAGGTAAAGATGTTAATAATGATTTTAGAAAATTAAAACAAGGATACCAATTTAATTTACCAAATGGGGGTACACCAACAAATTGGTGGGTGTATTCAAATTCCAAATCAAATACAAATTTTAATTATAGTGAATATACACGAGATAGTTATACTTTCACTTATGTTGATTCATTAAGGTCAGGTGATATTTTAGATGGAGCATTTTGTGAATGGAATGATTACGAACAAAAAGAAAGAGTAATTTCACATTTATATCATAAACTCACATATAATTCAAATGTATTCAATTTGAATGAAACATCTGTAACAACAAATCCAAAAGGATATTATTATGAACCACATTATCCGTTAACAATCAGAGTTTTTTCAGATTACATAGAAGATGCCCCACCACAAAATAATTATGACATTCCTAATTACGCTTATTTCTCAGTTAATGATAATGTTTTTAAGTGGAGAGATATATATTCTTATGGTTATGTTGACACAACTGGTTTAGGTGTTAATTATCCATTCTTAAATGGTTCACATTATCCGTATGGAAACTATATGTTCAGGATTATTCCTGAAGGCACTGATTTCGTAGAACAAACCATAATCGAAGATCCTACAACAGACCCTTGTGAGTAATTATTATTATTTTAGACTACCAGTTACGAATCAATCAATTCAATTACCTATCGAAATCCAATGGGATTTTTTGGATAGGTCAGATAGTATTGAGATTTATCAAAATGAAATAGTTGGACAAGTGATTGGTTCACCTGAAGATTTTGAAATTACTCAATTTGCTCATGATGTTGTTTCACCTTTAGACCCCAAAACTGAAATAAATTACGAATTTTATTTTTATAATACCGGGTCTACAACAAGTATTTCTGCAACTACAGCAGTAACTGACTGGGTGAACTCATATGTGACTGAAGGATTTACAACTAAAGAAATATATTATTTTAGTAATTCATTTACTAAATCATTTTTCAAACTGGATTTTTACGATAATCCTGACCCGAAAAATCAAACCAATTATTTTACCATCATAATTCCGACTCAACAAGGATTTACGATGACTGCATCAACATCACCATATACTCCTGATGTCTTAATAAAAAAACCAAAATTCAAATTGGATTATGTTGGAGACAAGGAAGGGTTTTTCATTTATTGGTTAAGGAGTAGAAGTTACATTGATATTGATACTTTTTATATGAGTGCAAAGTTTTTTGATGCTAAAATCGGTGTGTTCGTTAAAATGATGAATCAACCTCAATCAGTTTTACCAAATGGTGTCGGAAGATTTAATTTTTCAGGTTCAACATATTTTTATAATAAAGTAGTGTTGGACTATGATAGGAAAACTTATCAAATTTTTAATAGTTCAGGTCAAAGAATCGGTGGAGATAACAGTAATCCAATAAAGTGGTATGAATATGTAAATCAATAATGCAAGATAGAAAATTTCATATAAGAATTTCACCAGAATTTATCAATGGAGATAAATTCTTTGTAAAATATAATGCAGGTAATTCACCAACTGGTGTAACGATAGACCCTTGTTGTGAAGTAACGACTACAACAACAACCCAAAACTACACTGGTTTTACAATAGCATATTCTGCTTTAACTGATATATTATCAGGTGGAACTGATGGTTC